CCTCCCACCTGAATCGTCGTCTGGCCCTAGACCTGGAAGGCGTCGAGTTATGGAACCTACTCCTGATAAGCCATTTTTTCGTGTTTATTGCTTTCAGGGGCGTAAGCTTGAACTTGCTACTTATGCAAAGTTGGAACTTGCACAGATGATTGCCGATGCATTGGCAGGTAAAGAACGACCAATGAAAGATGATGCTTGGACATTCGCGGCCAAAGCCGAAGTATTTAATCGGTTTGGTAAGCTTGGAATGTTAGCGAATTCGGAAGCGTTTGAGAAGTTCCGAATATTCAACATTGGTTTCATGACAGGGTTGTGCCTTGAGCAGCATCTTTTTAAGCTCCGATCCCGTATTGAGAGGGGTAGAATGATAAAGATTGGCCTGCGTTGGTGGCATGGTGGTGCGTTACGTTACTACTTGCAGTTTAAAGCTGACAACCCTTCCATGCGTTACTTTGATGGTGATTTTAAAAACTATGACATGAAAGTCCATCGTACTTTGATGGAGTTGTATTGTGTCATGGGTGGTGTGTATTTTGATTTTACTATGCACACACCCGAGTCTCAGGCGTATCGAATTTTGTTGAGTGTGGTTATGAAGTGGCTTACTCAACGCCTGACTCATGTTTTTGGTGACATCTGGAAAATGATAATCGGATGTATGCCTTCAGGCGCATGGGATACTTCTCATGGTGATTCTTGGATTGCAGGTTTTCTCTTTTGGTGGTACTTTGAAGTAGTTTATGAGGCCAACCCTTCTCGAAGGCGTCAGATGGACGCACTGTTTGCTTCAGGGCACGTGGAATTTGCGTGTTACGGAGACGATCATAATGGTGGTGTTCATCGCTTACTTCATGATATTATCAACGAGAATGGTTATGCTCGGTTTGTACTTTCATGTGTCGGTATGGAAATAAAAGATATCCGTAACGACATCCCATTCTTATCTGAACCTGATTGGGCTGGAGGAATGTCGACCCGTGGCGTAGTCTTTCTACAGCGTTACTTCGTTACGCGTCCACCACATTTCCCCGCCAGTACAGCTCGAATAGTACCTTACCGTCCAATTACAAAGTACTATTGGAAGCTCCCATTTGGTTCGGGGGGGATACGGACACCAATCGATTTCCTATTGTCCGCTGCCGGAAATGCGTACGATAGTATGGGGACTAATCTTATTGCGTATGAGTTTCTTCGCCACGTGTACTTTTCAGTAGCTCTTGCTGAGGGTCTGTCGACGAAGAAAATTCGTGAACATTACGAAGCTCGTATGCATGATCCGAAAGAAAAAGACTTTAACAAGCTTATGCGTAAAGCTGACATCTCCATGGAAGACCTGTTGTCAGGATTCCCGTCGATGGAGCGACTTCAGTCGTTGCACATCGTTGACGAGCGTTATCTGCAAGATGAAGATGATGCATCTGAGATGTATCAGTACGTTTAGAGTAGTTGTCGTCGTCAAAGTCGTTGTCGTGTTAGTGTTTGTTTATTTCGCTCCTGCCTTTTGGCCCTTTGGGTAGGGA